CCAGCGAACCCGCAGTCGAGTGCGTCAGGGTATCTGCTTTGAGTGTACCGAATGCCATTATGCGTTCTCCAGTGCCGTGACACGAGCCTCAAGGGCTTCAATCTTGGCAATCGCTTCCTGTAATGCACCAGTCAGCAGTGGCACCAGCTTGCTCTGGTCGATGCCCTGCATGACTGCGTTGCCGTCCTCGTCCACCTCGTTGTGTGTACCGGTGACAGCCTCTGGCACAACAGCCTGTGCCTCGTGTGCAAGGAATCCATCAACCGTTGTGTCGGCATCTGCGATGAAGTTGAACCGCTTTGGTGCCAGTGCCTTCACACGAGTGATTGCGCCGGTCATGTCGGCTACGTTTTCTTTGAGGCGGTGGTCTGAACTCGTTGTATAGGTCGTTGCCGTGTTGGTGTATGATATATGACCTACAGAAGTGCTTGCGTTCATAAAACTAAGGGCAAACGAAGTTGCCGTAGTATTCGCACGATTGAAACGTATTTGACTTGTGCCAGCTAAGGCCCCGTCAACGTCAATGGTTACGCCACCCTCAGCGTTTGCAGTTGTTACTCCCACCATCACGTTGCCGCTGCTGTCGAGGGTCATAGCAGTCGAACCGCCGCCGTGCTTAAAGGTCAAAGCACCACTGGATACGCCATAAATTCTTGGACTGCCGTTATTGCCGCCCCAAGAAATGCCGTATCCGTTTTGAGTGAATACAAGGTCACTGGTTTTAGCCAATGTCATTTGGCTGACAGGCGAAGTCGTCCCGATGCCCAAATTACCCGACGCAACAATCACGTCACCTGTGCCATCCGGGTCGAGGGTGATGTCGTTGTTACTCGCAAGGCTGGTGATTTTGTTTGTCTTTACTTCACTCATGCGAGGTCTCCGTGGATTGTAGCTGAACTCACTAAATCTCTGTATGCTCCATCAGAAATGCGAGATGTAATTACAGGCATCTGAGATGTTGTTCTGCTATTGTCGTGGTCTTCTGATATTCTGCCTAGTGAGACCCCTGCCTCACCTTTAGCCATTCCAGAACAAGAATACCCTGAACTATCAAAAGCCGTGGAGACGTTAATTTTGTACTGACCTGTTGTGCTGTCTGTCACAGAACTTACAGAAAAACTGTCTACTGTAGCTGGCGTAGCTTGATTATAGTTAACCCAAGCCTTCGCCGCACTCTGCTTCGTCAGTGTGGCCGCACCGCCGCCTGTACTCTGAATAGTATCTGCCTTTAACGTACTCATAGCGTCACCAATGTCCCGCCGCTTTCAACGGTCAAAGTCACGCCACTGGCTACAGTAAACGGGCCTGTCACGTTTGCGTTCTCGGTTGCAAGGATGGTTGTGTTCGCCGTCAACGACTGTGCATTGGTACGGAACAGGCCACCACCCTTGAAGTTACCCTTGTTCTGATCGGCTGGTGTGATCGTTGCGCCTTGCGGTGCAAGGTAATTCACAAAGATATTGCCAGTGCCACTAGATGGGGCAGCAGTGAATGTCAGCGTAGTGCCGTCAGGAATGGTGTACGCGGCGGTGTCTTGCACCACACCGTCAACGGACACAAGAACATCCTGCACAGACGACACGGCGGTGGTTAGCGTGAACGTAGTGTCGCTGCCGTCACCGTTGAATCGTTGAACCGCTACCGTGCTTTGAAAGTTGTCGGCTGTCTGCTGACCAATGTATGGCATTAGGTGATCTCCATGTAGCTCATGGTGACAGAAACCTTGTCCGCGACAGAGGCGTCTATCTTTATGATGTCTCCAACATTCAGTATCAGCTTGTTACCACCCATGATCTCTACCGTAGAACCCACAGGTATCGGTATGTCCTTCACAATGTGCGCCGTTGTGTTCTGCGTTTGATTTGTCTGTGTCGTAGTGCTGACAAGCTGCACCGTGCCGGTCACTTGCGATGTGTGGACGTTGGCAAGCGTCAAGCCAAGAACAACCACAGTGCTGCCCGTCTGAACTGTATACAGCGTTTCTGGTGATCCAGATGTGGCAGGAGCAACATCCCGTGTAATTACTTTGAATGTATTAGCCATCTAAATCTCCATCAACCAAGCGCGATTGCAAGGGCCGTAGCCTCGTCGGCAGCAAGGGCTGCTGTTGTTGCACCAATATCTGACAAAACCTCCGACGCGCTTCGGCTTTCAAGACCGTTTGCAGTAAATCGTGCGAACTCATCGTCTGCCACAGATGCACTATCAATCTTAACCGCGTTGGTATTGCTGATGCCGAAAGTAAGGCTGGCCTGTCCGCCGATGTCAGACAGCACCTCGCTAGTTGATCGGCTTTCAAGACCGCTTGCCGTAAACCTAGCATATTCATCATCAGCAACAGAACTGCTGTCGATCTTGACTGCATTGGTGTTCGATATGCCAAACGTCAGACTGGCTTGTGCGCCAATGTCTGACAGAACTTCAGCAGCAGAACGACCTTCAATGGCCGTGCCGTCAACACGAAGAAAGTCGTCATCCGCTACACCGGATGTGAACTTCGGGATGTTTGTGTTGGATATGCCTGTGTCCAGTACCGCCGCCGTGCCAAGACCAAGGCTTGTTCTGGCTGTCGCGCCGGACTCTGCAACAAAGTTGCTGCCATCACCTACAATAAAGTTACCGTTTGTAACAGCAAGACCGGCCACATCCTGTAGCTGCTGGTCCAGCCTAGCGTTGGCTACAGTGCCGCTGGCAAGGTTACTAGCGTTCAACGCGGTGAGTGCGCTGCCGTTGGCTGCTATGATATTTCCACTTGCATCAAGGAACACAGCCTTCTCTGCTGGCTGGGCGCAAAAGATTGTCTTGGTGCCGGAACTCCAGCTAACCGCACTGTCGCTGTTGCTTGACTGAAGAATCGTTGTACGAGCTAGAGTAGTACCACTAGATGTGTATGTGCCAATACCAACCTCAAAGTCGGTGCCATCCGTGCAGGCATAATACGTCGTGTTGCTGTTCCCAACTGACGAGAATGCTTCAAAACCAGTAACGGCACCGGCCAATGTATAAGTGCCAGTGCCGGTGGTAGTGGTCGTCTCTTTGACGCGATCCTTGAGTACCAGTGCCATTTTACTTTATCTCAAACGTGAGGTTCCCTGCGTTGATGCGGAAGATGTCGCCATCGTCAATCGTTCTGCTGGCATCAAGCGCACCGACAAACAAAATGTTTCCGCCAGACGAGGCGTCGGCAATAAACGCATGAGTGATCGTGTCGGCAGTAGTGGTTCCTGCCGCTGCGAAGTCGATGTTAGCAGCGTTTGTAGCTGTCTGCGTGTCCGTAGAGTCAGAGCCAATCGTTGTCCAGTTCGACGCCGTGACCTGCACCCTCGCATAGTTGGTGAAGTCAGCTTCCGTTACCGAACCTGTCTCTGCCGCAGATACCGCAGTTGCCAGACCGACATAGATGCTGTCACCCGGCGAAGAAAAACTCAAAGAGTTGTTCTTGAATATGAAATGCAACAACCTCCGCTCTAGGTAGTTTGTTGCTGCGTTGGATGTAGCCATCTTCTACTCCTTATGTCCGAGGCCGTTCCGGCAAACCCCTGCGATAGGCGTCTGCGTTTTCTCTTGCCTCTCCCAAGTCCTTCAGCCGCGAGAGTGCTTCAGTAAACTGCTTCTCATACATTTGAAGCATGTCCGGCTCACCCTTCATGTAAATATACGCCTCGTACAAGGAGCCGTAAAGCAAGGCATTTGGAGCGTTGGTACTCAACCAGGTCGTGCCGCTGTCGGCGCCTGCTGTAAGAGACGCGGGCCGATAGAAGTAATGAAACTCACAAACGTAATTGCTGTCAGGGGTCGGAGCTAGGATGATATTGTCAGTGTCAAACCTGGCATAATACCTTGGTGTTCCTGTGGTCGCGGAATTTGGATTATATTCTTGAATGAAGTTAACGTCTTTCTGCAACAGAAACTCCTTGGAGCTACTGTTTGTTATCGACAACGAGAAAGAGGCTAAAAAGTCTGTCGGCAGTGACAAGAATGGATCATTCTGCGTTACCGCACTCGTGGCGTTTTTGCGGAAATACTCAAGATCCACGAGGTAGAAGATTCGATCCTCTGCCGCACGGATGAAATCATCTACGTTCGACACAAACGTAGTTTCCGTGTTTTCCGTGTATTCCTGTATGGCAGTTTTTAACTGTGCAAATGTAAACGCCATCTACTTCTCCAACGTCACCGGCCCGGCAGTCGCATTTTCACCACCCCCGCGTTGATTACCCGTGGTGGCGGTGCCGGACGACACCGAAAAGGTGTAAAGGTTAGAATCCGTGACAGTAATCGTATACCCACTGGAACTCTCCAAGGTAGTTTTTGAAAAGCCATCAAAAGACTCCACTTTTCGGAACCTTACAGTATCTCCGCTTGTGCGTCCATGCGAAGGCTCCACCACTGTGATTACTGCACTTCCCGAAGAACTCGACAAAAATGGGTTAGCCGTCAACAATCTCGCAACCCCAACCTCAGTGCGTTGATCGGGACGTGGATCATGGATGGCCTGCGGATCCGGCCCAACACGAATCGGCTCTAGCTGCGGGTGTTTTGCTTCGTACTCGTCTCTGCCTACTTTAGAACCATTCCATTCTGTAACCATCTCGACCAGTCGGTATCTAAAACCAGACCGGTCGGATATTCCGTAAGCATCTTTACCTGAAGCAAACCTCGCCATTAGTTCACCCGTAAATACTGCATGCTCGGTTGCAGCTTCAGTGCAACACGATCTTCATCCTCGTCTGCCGCCCGCTGGAACTCTTCTTCATACACAGCTTTAAGAAGCTGCACCCGCTCCGGCGCCTTCTTCATGGCAATGTAATACGCGAGGCCGGCGACCATACAAGGGAGGAATCGGAAAGGTGCGTCAGTAGTGTTGACCAATGCATCCGCATCTTCGATGCGACGAACATAGTAGTAGATAAGGCTATCACTAGAACTGTCTGGAGTAGGCCAAAGAACAACCTGTGGCGAGATCTGCCTGTTATAGAAGAATTGACTTGGTCTTCCTGTCTGATCCTTATTGGGTATATGCAGGTAATCACTCCTGGACATCCGATCTAGCTGGAAGTCCACGCTACTCCGACGAATAACCACCTCAAGCAGGTCAGTGTGTGTAGCATCAAGCGTGTATGTCGCTGTGCCCGATGTAAGACTCACTGTCGCCTGCTTCACGGTCCACAGATTAAGACCACGATTGGCCCAGTCTGCGAACATAAGGTTCAGAGATCGACGAGCCGTACGCGCGTCGTAACCGGTGCGGACTTCAAGCCCGCACCGCTCGTACGCCTCTTCAATAATCTCTGCTACGTCGAGATCAAAATCTCTGGACCCAGAAGTCGCCATTTACTTCTTCTTCCGCATGGCCTTGCCGCGTTTTGCCATGACAGGCTTTTTCATCATCATTGACCCGCCGCCGCGCATGGCCTTTTTCTTCATGCCCATGCCACCGCGCATTTTACGCATTGGTTTTTTCATACCCGGCATATTCGATTCTCCTCTGCTTTCGCGTTTCGACCAGACGACGGTAATCCTCTGCGTCATAGTTAACATAGTAATCCAGACGCTCCAGCTTTGCACTAGCATTGTCTAGATCCGTAAGACGTTGCACAAAAATCATGTTCAATCCCTTGTCCTTGAACGACAGCAGCCAGATATCAACACCTGTTGCAGCCAACCATCCGTTCAATGCGAAACAACCTGCCTCTAGGTCGTCGTAAGTGTACTTGTCTCCATAATTTCCACACACAACTACTTGGTATGTGTCGTCAAACGTGGCGATCTCCTCGTACACCGCGTCCCAAATGTCACCAACTTCTTCTCGCGTCTTAACCTTTTCGGCCAACCATGCATTACGAGCGAAAGGACAGAGCGCGTTGCCGTTTACAAACCCGTCCGGCTTGCATAGCTCGTCAAAAATCCACGCTTCAAGAGTTTCTGCGAGTTGCATTGCGCGTCGGCATTGTCATGGCACCAGCAGCTTCCTTGCGTGGCGAACACATGGCGCCTCCATGCTTGAAACCCGGAACACCTCGGCCTTTCAAGATATCAGCCTTAGTGACCTTGCCATCCTTGTTAAGATCTGGAAACTTTTTAGCCACGTTTTTTTCTCCTCTTCAGTGATTTCACGCGCCGGGGCTTGCCGGCGGGTTGACCTAAACGCTTCTTCTGGCTAATCCTGCTGCGCTTTTCAGCGGCTGTCATTTCGGAAGCTGTCTTGGGGGTTTTGGACGATACCCTTTTAGAGGGGCGACAATATGGAGTACCCCGTTTTTCACCCTTGCGACGCCCACACGGCTTACCAGTTCTCTGGTCCGTCCACTTTTCCTTGAACCATCTTTTGAGCGCAAGACCACTTTTTGTTTTTCTAACTGCCATTAAAACTTACCTTGATGGTGAGCTAACAATACTATAAACGAAACAAATATCGCCAGAAACAAAACCGAAAATCCCACGATAAGGCTCACGTCGATAATTTTTTTTCGTCTCCGAATCGCGGCATGTTCTGCCTGTCTTCTAGCAATCCTTGCCTTCGCCTGAAATCTCTGCCAGTCACCCCACAAGCCCGGACGACCAGCATAAATCATAATCTGTTTCAGTTGCTCTTCCTGATCCTTTATTTTCTCCAGAGCCATGAATTCTTCAAGATCCGAACCACCACCCTTTTTAGCAGCCTTAGCCTGTAGCTTTTCTTTGGCTCCTACAAACTCGGCGATGGCGCTACCCGCAGCAGCTATTTCCTTACCATTCGACACAGCTTGCTTAATTACTGCAAAAGCTGCGTTCGCTGCGGCCAGTTCGGCTAACATTAGTACACCTTTGTATCCTTATCGATGAGTTTGGGTAAGCAGTATGCTGTAATCAGGTTGCCCTGTTTGTGAAGAACCTTGGCAAAGTAAGTGCATTCGTTTACATCACGGAAGTACATATCCTTACTTACTACTCGTTTGTCCTCTCCTATCCCGACATATACCATCAACAAAAAAGCGTGGATCAAGACTGTGTGACTGCACCCTTGGTTCGTTTACGACGACCATTCATAATGGCGCCGCAACCACGAGCTACCGCAGTTCCCTTTACAGCTTTTCCTCGAAAAGCTCTTTTTGGTCGTTGATCCTCGACTCCCCCTGCCGCTCTCTTCTTTTTCTTTTTCTTGCCTCCCGTGCCATAATTTGCGGCGCCAACTTTTCTACACTTGGCGATGGCGCCACTAGCATACGCCGACGGGAAGACTCGATATCGCGCCTTAACTTTATGATAGCATGCATCTTTAGGCATTCCTTCGTTTCCTTTTACCGGCGCAATGCGCTTTCTCGCTGAAACCACGAGGGCGCTTGCAGTTCACTTTTGATTTGCGGGTCTTGCTCCACTTCCGTTTCTGCGGAGGTTTGGAAACCTGCTGACGCATCGACCCTCGCGAGATTGCCATTGTCATTTCTCCTAATGAAATCTTCCCACAACGGCGTTAGCATGGCGTGATTCGATTCTACCTTGGCAGCAATCACAGCCGTGCGCTTATCAACCTCAATTATTGTACTGAGGATCCAAACCACAAGAGAAAGAGCCACGCCACCAGCAGTATAAATAACGGTTTTCGCCAGCGTTTTTTCATCTAGCATTTCCACCTCCGCCGTGCCTGACGTAGCCGGCTGTTCGGATTCTTCGCAGCCTTGGGGAACTTTTTCATTTGACCAGCAGATCTGGCGCAGAACGACTTGCGCCGCTTGGCATCCTTGCTGCCCTTCTTAACTTTACCTGTGACTGCTGTTTTCAGCTTGCTGCCAGGGTTGGCACGTCGATATGCTTTCACCCCAGCATCAGTCATTCCCGCCCCGGATTTCGTGGGGCGGAAATTTTTTTTGTTTCTTGGCGGCATCTTTGACTTTTTGCGCGCCATAACGACTACCCAAAGAACGCAGTAATTGAGTCCACGGCTGTAAGAGTGACGTGACAGCCGTCTTCAAAAATAATTCCATGCTCTGGAATTGTAATCTGCGTGTCGTCGCCAGCTACAAAAGTCATAGTCAGCAGAGTCGTACCGGATCCGCCGCCGCTTCGAAAGACAGCAGCGGGACTCCCGCTGCCAGCACTTCGAATAACAAACGACTTGAGGCGAGTCCTGCCGCCAATCAAGCTGCCTGTGGAAGTCGCCGTTTTAGCAATAATGGAACTTGCCATTTCAAACTTCCTTACTAGGCTTCGTAGCCCATCATCTCGATGAAGAGTTTGCCCGCAGTGTAGTCCGCATCGGTGGCTGCACCTGTTGTTAGGTAGAGGAACTCATCCGCAGCCGGGACTGCGCTGAAGTACACTTTGCTGCCAAGCGTTGCATCGCCAGCATTGACCAGAAGTGTTTCGGTCAAATCACCGATTGCTCCATCCTCAACACCTGTGCCTTCTGTTGCGGAGTGGATGTTGATGTCCGGATCTCCGCCAGCAGGTGCCTCGAAACACTCCATGCTACCTGTCAGGATAGTGCCGTTCTTTGCGGCTGTGATCTGACCAATGTGACAAACCAGTGATGTACCGTTAACCCCGATGATATCACCAGAGCCGGTCGAGCGCAGACCTGTAAGGTCGATAAGAATACGAGTGGTGATGATGCCGCCCAAACGCTGTACGGAACTGCGATAAACAGTGCCAGAACCAGTTGTGATACCAGTGCCAGCTTCTACAGCCATTGTGTTCGCATCAAAGGAAGACACACCAGTAGAACTGATGCTTGAAAGAGTGGTGAATGCTCCAGTAGTCGAGTTTTCACTCACGGAGGTGAAGCCGCCTTTCGAACGAACCGCACCCGAAAAAGTAGTGTTAGCCATAAGGTACTCCTGTCTTGGCTGGTGTCAGACCTCCTATAGGTCTGTCAGGGACAAGAGCATAGTACCTTAAAAAAAAGGGGGCCGCAATCGCGGCCCCCAGTCGGGGAGGAACTTTCCCCTTCGTTACGCGCCGGGCGAACCGAATACGCAACGCGGGTCTGAGAAGCCGAACGAATAACGCTCACGAGCCTTGAACCGCATGTTACCGGTGTCGAAGTCCGGATCCATGTTGGTTGCCAGAGGCATACGCTCGAAGTGCTTGAGGCCGTTCGGGGCGTCCGTCTTGATGAAGAACGCATCCGTGTCGGTCAGGTAGTCGTTGACCACGTAACCTTCCGGCAGCATGCCCATGCTCTTGATAGCATTGACATCGTTGTCGGCGGTTCCAACACGAAGGTTCGA